TTTATCAACGATTGGGGCATGACGTTCGACCCGCGCAACGTCGATATCGAACAGCCGGCCAACGTCCCCTTCGTCCTCATGCCCCGACAGCGCGAGTGGATAGATTGGACCGTCGCGCGGTGGAAGGCTCGCCGCCCGGGTATCGCAGAGAAGTCACGGGACTGTGGCTTGTCGTGGCTGTCCGTTGCCCTTGGCGCCACCCTTTGCTTGTTTTACGACGGGCTCGTCATAGGCTACGGGTCGCGCAAAGAAGAATACGTGGACAAGGCCGACTTCCCCAAGTCGCTATTTTACAAGGCTCGTCGCTTCATATCGTCCCTGCCCCCGCAATTTACCAGCGGGTGGGACCCAAAGAAACACGCGCCCCATATGCGCATATCGTTCCCGGGCACCGGGTCGTACATGACGGGCGAGGCTGGCGACGGTATCGGGCGGGGCGATCGCGCGGCAATCTACTTTGTGGACGAAGCGGCGTTTCTCGAACGGCCCGTGCTCGTTGACAACTCCCTGTCCGCAACGACCAATTGCCGTATCGACATATCGAGCGCGAACGGTATGGAAAACCCGTTTTACCAAAAGCGCTCGGGCGGCAAGATAGAAGTGTTTACGTTCCATTGGCGCGAGGATATTAGAAAAGACGAGGAATGGTACAAGCGCCAGTGCGAAGACCTCGACCCCGTGACCGTCGCGCAGGAAATCGATATTAACTACGCGGCGTCTGTTGAGGGTGTGCTTATTCCGTCGGCGTGGGTGCAAGCGGCGGTCGACGCGCATATTAAGCTCGGCATCACCCCCACGGGCGAGCGGTCGGGCGCGTTGGACGTTGCCGACGAAGGCATAGACAAAAACGCCTTCTGTGGTTCGCACGGTATCCTCATTGAGTACCTTGAGGAATGGTCGGGTGCCGGATCCGATACGTTTGCCACAGCGCAACGTGCGTTCGATATTTGCGACGAGATGGGTTACGAATCGTTCAAGTACGACAGTGACGGCATAGGCGCATCGGTGCGGGGTGACGCCCGCGTGCTCAACGAGTTTCGACCGAAGCAGAACCTTAAGGATATCACGGTGGCGCCGTTCCGTGGCTCGGGCGGCGTATACCTCCCCACCAAGCAAGACGTGCCTGGGCGCAACAACGAGGATTACTTTTTGAACCTCAAGGCGCAAGCCTGGTGGCAATTACGCTTGCGGTTCCGCGATACGTACCGGGCGGTGGTTGAGGGCTTGCCCTACATTCCCGACGACCTGATAAGCATCTCTTCGAAGCTCCCGCAAAAGGTGCTCAACAAGATTATGCAAGAGCTGTCGCAACCGACGTACGCGAAAACAACGATTGGCAAAATCCAGGTCAACAAGACGCCTGAAAAAATGAAGTCGCCAAATTTGGCGGATAGTGTAATGATGAAATTTGCCCGCGCGCACCGTCGCCCGATGCGCATTAATTCAAACGTGGTGCCTAAAGATGACCTTCCGCCGTCAAATGCTTCGTTCCGCAAGCCTTCCCGTATTGGCGCACCTGGCGCCCGCCCCAACCGTCTACGTTTGCCCGGCGGGTGAGGTTAAGGCGACGGTGCAGGCGCGCAAGCCCGACACGCTCTTGTATAGCCGCGACATCGCCGGCACCGTTGAGACGCGCACGAAATGATTAAGGCATGGTTACGCAAGTGGCTTGGCGTGCCCGACGCGCCGGCGCCCGTCCCTCCCCCCGAGCCCGTGGTGCGCAAGCCTATGCGCATACGACAGGTGGCGAGAGCCGACAAGTCCATAGACCCTAAGATAGCGTTCGCGCCGGCCGAACCGCCACCGGGCGTGCTCCCGAAGAGCAAGCGCGCGTTGGCCATGGACGAACTACCCGCCGCGTTCGGTGGCTACATGTCGGCCATGTTTTATGACGGCGACGAGGACCTTATTTGGCTCGGCTATCCTTACCTCGCGCAACTAGCGCAACGTGCCGAATACCGCATGATTGTCGAGACCTACGCGCGCGAGATGACACGCGAGTGGATAGAGTTCACGAACAAGGGCGGCAAGAAAGACAAGACCAAAATTGACAAGCTTACCGCCGCCTTTAAGCGTTACGGGGTACGGGACGTCATTTCGACGCTGCTAGAGAAAGAGGGTTTCTTCGGTCGCGCGCACGTCTTTATCGACCTGGGCGAAAAGGATAACTCGACGCCGCTTGTATTCGACAAGGCCAAGATTAACGAAAAGTCGCTCAAAGGTTTTAAGGTCATTGAGCCCATGTGGACGTATCCGGCGGTGTTCAATACGAGCAACCCCCTGGCCGACGACTTTTACGACCCGCAATCGTGGTACGTGCTCGGCAAGACGGTGCATAAGACCCGTATGCTCACGCTCGTATGTAGCCCGGTGCCCGACCTGCTAAAGCCGTCGTACAGCTACGGCGGGCTCTCAAAGACGCAGCTTGCCCGGCCGTATATCGACAATTGGTTGCGCGCCCGCCAGTCGGGTAGCGACTTGCTGCACAACTTCTCGATTGCCAAGCTCGGTACGAACATGGAAGGCGTGTTACAGGACGGTGGCGCCGAAACCCTGTACCAACGCGCCGTCTTGTTCAATGAGATGCGCGACAACCGCGGCCTCATGACGTACGACAAGGAAGACGAAGAGTTCGGCGTCGTCGCCACGCCGCTTACGGGTGTTGAGGAATTGGTTGCGCAGGCCCAAGAGCAAACGTCGAGCGTCGCCGGCATCCCCCTCGTGATCATGCTCGGCATCACCCCGACCGGTCTTAACGGTTCGACCGACGGCGAAATGGACGCATGGGACGATCGCGTCATGTCGCTTAACGAGCGATTCGTGCGGCCGGTGCTCACCGACATATTCAAGGCTATCCAGATTGCGGAGTTTGGCGAGGTTGACGAGGACCTAGACTTTAAATTCCTCCCCCTGCAGCAACTCACCTCGCTAGAGGAAGCCACCGAGCGCAAGACCGACGCGGAAACCGATTGCATGTATATTGACCGGGGCGTGGTCGATGCGCAGGACGTGAACGAAAAGCTCACGCGCGACGAGAATAGCCCGTACTCGGGGGTCACGCTTAAGCCCGCGCCAGGCCTGCCCGAGACGGACGACAGTATGAACAATGAGAAAGACCAAGAGGACGAGGATTAGCCGTTTATGGCCTCTTCGGTGGCCAAGATAAATTGCGCCGTTTTTTCAAGATTGACGGCGTTTCCGTAGGCGCGCAGGCGTCCCACTCTCGAGGTAGCCCCATGAGCCAACGGGGATGTGCCGGGTTCAACTGGCCGCCACTTTCCATCCCTGCAGAAGAGCCAATCAGCATTTCCCCACAGGCCGTTAACCGGGCCGGGCCGCCGGGTATCTCTGTCAGAGCCGACGCCCAACAAGCTCGGTTGGGCGTCGTTCTCCCGTCCCCCGAGCATTGTAGGTTCGTGTCGTTGCTGGCCTTGCTCGTCGCCGGGGTCGGCCAGGCCGCTAAATTCGCTTGCCTCGGCAATTGGTCTAGGCGCGTGCGTTCCGAACCGTCGGGGTTCGTGGCTTCCGTCGCCATACCCGCCGTATCCTTCCAATCCCGCGTTGAGGGCGTCACCCAGGGTGACGCCAAGAGGGCCACTTCCGACAGATTGATTTGGTGACCGCTCGTCATTCGAGCCAACGCTTTGTCCGGGTCCGTGTAGTCCCCGCCCCCAAGCACGGGTGCTTGGGGTGTCGGCCACCCAGTCCGTGCGGTGTCTGCGGTGCGGGGCGCCGACGCACGCAACAGGGGAAACGATTGCCCCGAAGGCGTAATCTGCATTTTCCATGTCAAGCGATACAAGGTCGAGCCAAGGGATCCCACCGCCTTCTGAAACTTGCTCACCATAAATGCGGTCAGGACACCGCTGCGTAATGAGGTGGAAGAACGCGGGCCACAGATGCCGCTCGTCATCAAACCCATTTCCTTTGCCTGCGCCGCTGAAAGGTTGGCAGGGGCAAGAACCTGTCCAAACTGCGCGATCGTCAGGCCACCCAACGCGGCGCAAGGCGGCGGACCACACTCCGATACCGGCAAAGAAATGGCATTGGACGTAGCCTTTGAGGTCTTCCGGGTGGACATCTTCGATCGATCTTTCGTCAACATCGCCAGGCGCAATATGACCGGCGGCAATAAGGTTGCGTAGCCATTGCGCGGCATACGGGTCGAACTCGTTGTAATACGCCCATTTAGACATTTGGAGTCGCAATTCCAACACCGTGTAGGTAATTGCCAAGACGCGTACGGTAATCTTGGTCGGGTTCGACCGCTTCGCGGGGTATGCCGTACATTTCCCCAAACCGGTCGAGTTGCGCTCCAGACGCGAGCGACATGGGGTTCTCGAAAAACAAACCCGTGACCTTCTCGACCGCCAAGCGCACGCCCGCCGAAAAGTTACCGCCGCCCAAAGCCTTTGCGGCCTCGTAAGTCGCGTCGTCTATGGTGAGGTTGCGTTTGCGCGTACCGATGGTAACGGGGCGGCCGGATTTAATCTGCATGGCGAGGACTCGCGGGGCGGGGGGTGAATGTCGAAAGAGAAAATTTCCGGGTTCATTCGACTATAAGACCCGTGGATT